GAGATCTTTGAGTCTCTTAGAAACGCACCCGAAGTAGTGTTGGATCTACTTTGGAAATTCTCCTTCGAGGCATACATCCCTGGGATAATCCTGACAGGAGGAGATCCCCTGAATGGTAGACGCGATTTGTGGGCGGAGATCAAAAGTTGGAAGCAGTTCCAGCAGGATGTGATCCGGTACTTGAATGTTCTCTACTGGCACCAGAAATGGACCGAGACCCGATTGGGACTTGTAGACACACGACGCCTTAGAGATCAGCAGACGTGGGAACCGTACCAGTTGGCCAACAAACGACAGAGTTTGGATGGCCATTGTGGTTCCACAGCTCTGCTCGGTGATGCCCATGGCTGGATCAACCAGCACCAAACAGTCAATTTGCGGATAGCTTTGATGAGGCACCGTGTCTCGGCTATGCGGTACATGGTCAATTCAGAACATTTACAGCTAGCTCAGAAGTTCGAGTACGCCACTCGATCGAGAAATGCGTTTGTGAACCAAGAGGGAGAGAATGTGGTGATGACGATGGTCTTTAAAAACCTGACTACAGCATTCATCACAGAACCGTTCAAGGAGATGAACTTCGCGAATGCTATCACCAACAAGGTAATGAGTTACCGCGACTTGGAAGAAACGACCCCCGTTGTAACAGACGGGTACGTCCGTACTTTCAAGTGGCGGAGAAGCGTGATGATTGAGTTGAAAGCAGTGTTGTTCCTCTACTTGTTCAATTTACATGTTGCTCAGGGGTACTCGTTTGGAGAACGAGTCCCCAAACTGGCGAGAAACTGGGGTAGTTTGTTTACGGACCTGACCCAGCGCGTATTTAACACCACTGTAACGCTGTCCCTGAAGGCGAGCTCTGTGGTCGCAGCGGTCACCGAAATTGATTTCGGCAACCACTGGATCATCGAGACTTTAACTTTAATGACGGTGTTGGTATTGGTGGTAAGTGTGTGTATTCGTCTAACACGGAAAATGCACCGTTGGGTGCACAGAGAAATCTCTGTATCATCGGTGAAAACGCGAGAGATCCGTGTAGATGAAGCGCCAGTTCTTTCTCCAGATGTGGTTCAGATGTTGGAGCAGATTGCTCTAGCTCTGAAAATGACAGGAAACACTCTTTCGACTAGTAGTGGAAACGAGATGGCTATGCCAGGCTCAGCGCTCGCTATGTCGAAACAAAAACCCTGTGGCGCAGTACTGCGCAAAGTAGACGGTGAAACTCACCTCGTCGGCGTGTTCTTCCGGTACAAGGATTACTTGTGCACGGCTAGACATGTCGCTACAGAAGTGGATGAACACGTTTACCCAGCAGTGCTAGTTGGCAGCAATGGAAAGGGTCCCAGTAAGCTGGGTTACTACTTGAACCTTGCTAAGGCTACTGAAGTCGGTAACGACTTTTTCAGTCCTGAAAAGAACGCGTGTAAGAACGATGCAGTTGATCTGTTTATTCGCAAACTTACACCTAGTACTTGGGCCAACCTCCAAATAGGAGAGATCGTGGAGCGATCTCCATCGAAGTACAACCAGAACGTCAGTTCCGTTGTTTTCAGTGGTGAAGAAATTCCATGTCTGATGACCGCCACCGGACTTACGAAGAGAGAGTCAGGGCCTGTCGAGCTGTTTCACACAGCTACAACACACAAAGGTTCCTCAGGGGGTCCGCTAATGTCTGGCACTTCGACTGTCGGTATGCATTTGCGAAACGACAAATCTCTGGGCCACAATGTGGCCCTCCGAATCGAAGTCGTTCGCTATTTTATCGACAAGGCTGAAGCGTCCAGCAATGAGTCCAACATGGGGATGATTGGAAGATTACACCACGATTTCAAAATCAAAGGGCGTTCGTACAAATTGGTACGATTGCAACTTGATGATGAGGATGACTGGGCTTTCCAAGAAACTGAGTCAGGTACTGTTTTGCTCGGTTATAACGACGAATTCCTAACCAACTTGGTGCGCAGTTACAAAACTGGCGCTCCAGAGTATGATTGGGTTGAAGACGTGTTTGACGAGATCGACAAGTACCCGAAGAAGATTCGGAACCTTTTGAGACATGAGTACGGTGATGAGTGCGCCGAACTCAAAGTCGTGGAGGAAAAGGTGCGGGTTGTTCCTGCACGCCGGAAGGGAGTCACGTTTCGTGAACTCGAAGACGGCATTTATCGGTACAGTCGTGAGAAACCCATGCACTGTCCGAAAGCGCCTAAAGAAGTTCCCGAGGTAGTTGAGTACCTCGCGAACGAAGCGGTTGTGAAGACCTTGTCCACACTCAAATATGAACAAGGTAAGTACGCCTACCCAGAGTCTAGCTCCGAGATTGAGGAGGGGGCTCTACTTAAGTACATGAAACTGTACCATGAGCGGGTTTTGACTATTAGCGATCCACCAACACAAGCTGAAAAGATGCGTTGCGTGAACTTGCTCGTGGCAATGACACCGATGAACAGATTCGTAGTGCAACCTGGGTACGGTAGTGATGAGAAGATCCGTTCAGTGATCGACTCGTCAGCCATCAAACCAGGGAAAAGTTCTGGTCATCCGTACGCGGATGAAGGCTTGATGACCAACGAAGACGTCTTGAAGACTTACGATACTGTAGGTATGATCGAGATCGTCAAAAGTCGATGGGATGAACCCATCGTCACGAAGTTGGCTGTCAAACAAGAACCAACTCCCCTGCGTAAGCTCGAGGCTGGAATGCCGAGAGTGGTGGCTGGTTTTCCCACCCACAACACAATCAAAAACAATTGTGTTTTTGATGCTTTCACAGACATCTGTGTAGAGCAAAGCACCAAGTCGCCAATTGCGTACGGGTTCACCTCGTGCCGCTCTGGTGATATCAAGAGACTTGCAGAAGCTTTCGAAGGGCGTAAAGTCTATGCCGCTGACAAATCAGCCTGGGACTACAACTGTTTTGGGTACTTTTACGACATTGTATCGGAGTACATCAAAGAGCAGGGAGTTCAAGGAGATGGAATGTCAGACGCTGAGTTCGAAAACTGGAAGCGAGATGTTGACGGTTGTTTCAAGCAAGCCGTCGAAGCCAAGTACAGATGTACGAGCGGCGCTGTGTACAGCCCTGAAGTTGATGGCATCCAGAAGTCTGGATGGTTCATGACTATCGCGGTGAATACGCCAGCGCAACTCGCTCTGAATTGCTTGGTCTTGATGCGGATGGGGTTCTCGGATGCCGAGATCTTGTCTCCTGAATTTGCGATTAGAGCAGGTGGCGATGACACGTTGCAAACCTTCCCGGACGGCTTCGATACAGCGAAATACCTGTTAGAATCGAAGAAGCTCGGTGTTGAGTTGAGCGAGTTTGAAGTCACAGACTCTTTCCAAGGTGCTGAATACTTCTCGACCCATTTCTATCAGAAGGACGGTGTGTGGCAGTTTGACCCTAAGAGATTCACAAAACATGTGGTTCACCTTACAACAACTAAAGTGGAGCATTTGTCTGGAGCTCTTGTCAGCCACATGGCTAACTACCGTTGGAATGAGCAGAAGTACGCTTTCTTCAAGCGCATGTACATGAGTTTTAACAAAACTCATCCGGAGCTCTTTCCAGTGAGCGCAATTGTTTCGCCGCGTGCGTTACAGTTTGCCGCCATTGGAAATGAGTAGTCCGGTGGTACCGTCGGGCGCGACGTTAAACACGCATTGCGTGTTGCATGTTTGTGTATATATTTGTGTAAGATGGTGGGTTTGGGGGAAAATGAACTCTAAATACGACGATTTCCCTGATTACACTCTTCCGTTTCTTACGGGATCTTGGAATCCGGTTGAGGCTGTCGCTATTGGCAACTTTACGGGTCCAAATTGGTCGGACGGAAAGAGGCAGGGGTCGGTTGCGACCAGCTTTGAACAACCTTCGTCAAAATTGGATGCCAATTCGAGGCTACATGATAGGGATTATGCCCTTTGTGGTAGTCTGGATTGTCTTACTGATGCTGACTGGCTTTATTATGAGCGATCTAAGGGCTTGTCCTCGTTTTCACGCTTTGTCGGTGTGCTTCCATTGATTGGAAACGCTCCCGGCCGAGCGGTAGCAAAAGCCTTAAGACGCGGCTATAAAGGAGAACATTATGGGGAAAATAGCACCATGCCTGACCCCTACACTGAGGAAGAAAGAAAGAAGTTTAACGATGCAAAACTGCAGCGTTTAGATAAGTTCTTTTATGGTTCTAAACTCAGCAAGACCGAGGAAGTGGGCTCTGGCCAGCTTCCCCCCCCAGAAAAGACGACAGTTGGTTCAGGCCAGACTGTCGCGCCATTGGATCCAACCCGTGACCCTCCTGTAATGTACGTTCCTAGTGCAGCCCCTAAACCTGTAGTTTACTCACCTGGTGAGTATTCTGGCAGAGGTGGGACTGACTTTTACGGTGCTATTAGGAGTACGTTCGGGTTGCGACCCAAAGGGCGCAGAAAATACAAACCATCCCGTGTGTATGTTGAATAATTTCATGTAACGGTTGGTTTGGGAGAAAAGAATGAGTAAAAATAAAAATAACAAGAAGACGGCTAAGAACGTCAAAAGACAGAAAGGTAAGAAAGCAGCTGTTGCTAAACGCAAACCATCGGTACGTAATGCAGTCTCGGCTATCTCCACAGCACCAGTAGCAATTGGTAACTCCATTCGTGGTGCTACCATGCAAACGATGCAAACCGGCAACGGTGTGGTGTGTCGAGGTCGAGACTTCATGTTTACCCCGATAGGGAGCGGTTCAATCACTACTTGGACCTTGGTCGGTGGCACTCCCGTGTCACCGATCGCTTTTGTGGATTCAAACATCCGGTCGTACTTGCAGCGTTACCAGAAGTATCGCTGGCGCCGACTGGTTGTCCACTATATCACATCTTCACCAACCTCCTCAACGGGAGATGTCATGTTCTACCACAGTAAGAACCGTGATTCAGTATTCTTAAATCAAACTTCCGCGAACTTGTTACAGTTCGTAATGGCCGATCGCAATACGGTGATCGGTCCTCAATGGACTAACCACAGCGCGGAATTAGCATTAAAGTGCACTTGGAAATCTACGGACTATGGTATGAGTGATGACCCCAATGAGTACAGTGATGGTGAGGTGTTCTTACTTTCTAAAACGACGACTACAGATTCTCCTGGATATGTTTTATTCGATTACGACATCGAATTTGCTCAGGAGTCTCTGAGCCCAAGATTGTTAAACATTCCTATGGGAAGAGCCCAATGGTACCAAACAAATATTGGAGCCACAACTTTGGC